AAAAGTTTATTTGACTTTGTTGATTTTGGTACTGCATCTATTATACAGGATCAAATTAAAACATGTATTGCTAATTTTGAACCCAGAGTAAATAATGTGAGTGTGCAAGTTAACCCACAACCTCATGATAATTCATTCGAGTGTACAGTTAGATTTGATATTATTGGTCAAGAATTTCCTTCGCAGGAGTATTCATTCATATTAGAAGCAACAAGATAAATGACTCTTACCAAATTTTCAAACTTAGATTTCGATCAAATAAAAACATCGATTAAAGATTATCTTAGATCAAACTCAAACTTCACTGATTTTGATTTTGAAGGGTCTAATTTCTCTGTTTTAATTGATACACTTGCATATAATACCTATATTACTGCATTTAACTCTAATTTAATCGTCAATGAGTCGTTTTTGGACTCTGCAACGGTCAGAGAGAACGTTGTGTCTCTTTCTAGCAACATTGGGTATACACCCCGTTCTAGGACTGCTGCGGTGGCACAAGTAGATTTGGAAATAACAATACCAGATGACTCTTCAACACTAACTTTACAACCAGGATTAGTATGTACAGGAAATATATCGGACAGTTCTTACTTATTTTCTATTGTAGATAAGATAACTACACCAGTTGTTGATAAAATTGCAAAATTTGAAGGATTAAACATCTATCAGGGGACATTTTTAAAGAAAAAGTTTGAATATGATGGTTCATTAGACCAAAGATTCATCTTAGACAACCCAAATATTGATACATCTAAGATAAGAGTGTATATTAGTTCAGATCCATCAGAGGTTGGACTTGAATATTCACCAGTAAATAACATTATTAGTATTAATTCTGAATCTAGAATCTATTTTGTACGTGAAATACAGGATGAAAAGTATGAAATTAGGTTTGGTGACGGTATTTTTGGTAAAAAATTAGGAACTTATAGTGGTTCTGATGGTAAGTACATTACTGTTCACTATATGACTACAGATGGAGAGGATGGTAATGGTGCACAATTCTTCACATATGCTGGAATAGTTAATAATCAGAGCAATCAATCACAAAATATAACAAAAATTACTTTAACTAAGAAGCAAAATTCACAAAATGGGTCTGCAATTGAAAGTATTGACTCAATTAAGTACTATTCACCAATACTTTATTCTGCACAAAATCGTGCAGTGACTGCTAGGGACTATGAAGCTATTATTAAGAAGATATATCCAAATACAGAGTCTGTTTCTGTTGTTGGTGGTGAAGAATTAGACCCACCAGAGTTTGGAACAGTAAGAATAAGCATTAAACCAACTAATGGTAGTTATGTTTCAGATTTTTCTAAGTCAAATATACTATCAAAATTGAAGCAATACTCAGTATCTGGTATTAATCAGTCTATTGTAGACCTTAAAATACTATATGTGGAGATTGATTCGAGTGTTTATTATAATGATTCCTTTATATCTGATGCATCTACACTAAAATCAAATATAGTTAATACATTAACAAACTATTCAAAGTCTGTTAATTTAAATAAATTTGGTGGTAGATTTAAATATAGTAAGGTATTACAAACAATTGATGAAACTGACCAAGCAATAACGTCTAATATTACTAAAGTAATAATTAGAAGGGATTTGAAGGTATCTCTTAATCAATTTGCACAATATGAACTATGTTTTGGTAATAGATTTCATGTAGATCCTAAAGGATTTAATATTAAATCTACTGGTTTTAAGATTCCTGGAGAAGCATCTACAGTATATTTGACCGATGTACCTAAAGAAGACCGTAAAACTGGAGCATTAGCAATTATAAAACCAATTAATGATACTGAATCTAGAGTTATTGTTGGTAATGCAGGTACAGTTGATTATATTAAAGGTGAAGTTATTCTAACTACAGTTAAAATAATATCAACAAGTAAACCAAATGATATTATAGAAATACAGGCATTTCCAGAATCTAATGATGTTGTTGGATTAAAGGATTTGTATGTCTCATTTAGCATCTCAGAAAGTACAATAAATATGGTAAGAGATGTTATTGCATCTGGAGATGAAATTTCTGGGGTTAAATTCACCAAAGATTTCTATACATCAAGTTATTCTAACGGGAAAATAACAAGAGAGTAGTATGATACAAACAGGATTTGAAAGTAGAGTAAAGATTCAAGATATTATATCGAATCAACTTCCAAATTATATTTTGGATGAGAGTCCTCTTACGTCTGATTTTCTTAAACAATATTATATTTCACAGGAATATCAGAGTGGTCCTACTGACCTTTCTGATAATTTAGATCAATATTTAAAATTAGATAACCTAACTCCAGATGTAGTAGTTGATTCCACAATACTATCAGAAAATATTAGTAGTACAGATACAACAATAACAGTATCTGATACAAAAGGGTTTCCGAATAGTTATGGATTATTGAAGATTGATAATGAAATTATTACATATACAGAAAAAACATCTACAACATTTACTGGATGTGAACGTGGTTTTAGTGGTATTACTAGTTATCATCAGACTTTAAATAGTGAAGAATTAATATTTTCTACTTCAAATTCTGCAAGTCATGAGAAGGATTCAAGTATTCAAAATTTAAGTTCTTTATTTCTTAAAGAATTTTACAAAAAAACCAAGAAAACATTTACTCCAGGATTAGAAAATTCTACTTTCACTTCAGATTTAGATGCTGGTAATTTTATAAGAGAAGCAAAATCTTTATATGATACAAAAGGAACTGATGAATCGTTTAGAATATTATTTAATGTTCTTTATAACGAAACCCCAGACATAGTTAATCTTGAAGAGAGGTTAATTAAACCGTCAACATCAAAGTATATTAGAAGAAGAATTGCTATTGCGGAAACAATTCAAGGAGATCCTACAAAATTAAAAGGGCAATCAGTTTTTAAAAATAAACTTAATAATACTGATATTAATATTTCTGTATCAGAAGTTGAATCTTTTGTTAGAGCTGGTGTAGGAACATATTATAAATTTGAATTGTTTATTGATAATAGTGGATCTGATGAAATATCAAATACATTTGATATTATTCCAAATTCAAAAGTAATTGGAGATGTATCTACTAATTCTACAGTTATTACTGTAGATTCTACAGTTGGATTTAATACTTCAGGAATTTTAATAAGTGGAGAAAATAAATCTATTCAATATACAAGCAAAACAGTAAATCAGTTTTTGGGTGTAAGTAATGTTGATTTTGCTATAAAATCAACAGATGATATTAGATCTGATGATTATTATTATGGATATGAAGATGGTGATATTACTAAAGAGGTGAGATTAAGATTTACTGGTGTTTTATCGGAATTTATACAAGATAATCCGTTAATTGTTGATGAAGGTCAGATTATTGGAGTAAAAAATGCTGGTGATAAAGTTAATAACCCAGAAAATAATCCCACTTTTAAAGAAATATTTACAAATTCATGGATTTATAATAGTAGTTCTTCATATAAACTAAAATATGATCCATTTACATCCACATCCGTAACATTTTTTAACCCAGTAGACAGATCTAGTTTAAAACATGGTGATGATATAGAAATTGTTGATAATGGAAGTAAGGATGTTGTATATCCAACATCTACTACTGATTTGCCATATGTTAGTGAAGAACTTGAAAATGGTGAAACGGGGGTTAATTTATCAAATTATACTCATTCTTTGGGTGAAAATAGTAATCAATCATTAAGAAGAAAATTAAAGACTGCAAATAGTTCTAATGTACCAATAGAATTTGGTAATGATTTTGTAACGTCAGATATTCAAAATGTATATTTAAAAGATGATGTAGCATACGTAGCATCAAATTCATTACCATCATATAGTTCACAAGGTACTTTTCCATATAATGAACAAATAACGGTTAATATTAGGTCTTCAACCATAAATTTACTTACTGATGATGAATTTCCATTAAAAAATATAATTGATGCTGATGATAATTTATATTCTACAATATCTTTTGCTGGATTACATCAATTTGAGACTGGAGATAAAATTTATTATGAACCATCAAAATCTAGTTTGGTTGGATTATCAACAGGAATTTATTATACCAAAAAAATTAGTAGTAATGAAATAAAATTATATGGATCCAATTCTGGTATTTTGGGAGATAGATATATTCCTATAGGACCTCCTATTGCTGCTAATGATGGTGATCACAAATTTACATTGTATTCTCAAAAATCTGGAATAATTGGACCTCAGAAATTATTAAAGAAATTTTCATTAAATCCAAATATTAAAAATGGAACATCAGTAGAAACTAATATTGATGGAATTGGTATGTTAGTTAATGGTGTTGAAATTAATAATTATAAGTCAAATGATAAAATTCATTATGGACCAATAAGTTCAGTTTCTGTGTTAAATGGTGGTGAAAATTATGATGTTGTAAATCCACCAAATTTAACAATATCATCACCAGGTGGTAGTGGAACAAATGCACTTATAAAACCAGTTTTAACGGGTAAAATAGATAAGATTTTGTTGGGTGATCAAAATTTTGATATAGAATCTATTGTTTCTATAGGAATTACTGGTGGTAATGGTGATGGATATTCTTTACAACCAATATTTAAAACAAGATATAGAGAGATTGAATTTAATTCAAGACCAAGTGCTGGTATTAATAGTTCACCATCCGATCCAAATTCATGTCAGATTACATTTTTATCAAATCATGGTCTTTCTACAGGAGAATCTGTAGTTTATGAAAGTATTGGAAATCCAGAAGTTGGTGTTGGTATTGGAACTAGTACATTAGTTAATTTTTCAACTTATTATGTTGAAAGAATTAATCAGGATACAATAAGACTTTATGATAGTTTTGCTGATTCTACTGGTACTTCTGTTGGTGGTATTGGAAGTGTTGGAATTAATACAATTCATCTTAATGGTAGTGGATCTGGTATTCAGAGATTTGTAGTTAATACAAAAAACACTTTATCTAGTATTAACGTATTAGATGGTGGTAATTATACAAATAGAAGTTTACTTGTTAAACCATCTGGAATATCTACTGCTAGTAATCGAATTACATTTAAAAATCATGGGTTTAGTAGTGGAGAATTAATTGAATATTCTGCTATTGATGGTATTTCTAATAAAATTGATGGATTATCACTAGATAATCAATATTATGTTCTTAAAGATAATGATGATTCTTTCAGATTATGTGATGCTGGTATTGGTGGGACTATTTCACAAAACTATATTTCTAAAAATATAGTTTCATTGGGACCTGCAAATGGAGTGGGATATCAACAATTTAAGTATCCTGATATTAAAGGTTATGCTAAAGTTGTTACTACTGATGGTGGTCAAAATAATATTATAGAAATTCCAATAACTCCTATAGTTAAGGGTTCTATAAGTGATATTATACTTTATGAAAGTGGATCTGGATATGGTTCAACTATTATTAATAATATACAGAAACCAATAGTTACTATAAAAACAGGAAAAGATGCAGAAGTAACTCCAATTATTTCAAATGGAAGGGTTACTAATGTTAATGTTGATTATGGTGGACAAGATTATTATTCATTACCCGATTTAAAGGTTATTGATCCTACAGGAAGTGGTTCTGGTGCTGAATTAATACCTATTATTACTAATTTGAAACTAACAGGTGTTCAGGTTTCAAATACAGGTATAGGATATTCATCATCTTCTTCAATTTTAATTACTTCTTCAGGTAAAAACGCAAAGATTTATCCAGAAGTTAGATCACTTACAATTAATAATCAATTTAGATTTAAGGATGATAGTGAATATTATCAGTTAGTGGATACGGGGAATAATTTAAAATATACTGCATATGGGTATAATCCAAATACATTTGGTGATTCTACTAGTGAAGGGTCTGGTATATCAAAATTAATTGGATGGGCATATGATGGAAATCCAATATATGGTGGATATGGATTAACAAATCCAAATGAAAGACCATCATCTCAAAATGATAATGTAAAAAGAATGCAATCTGGATATACTTTAGATACTAGTAAAGTTATTGATAGACCAGATATTTCAATTTTTAATCCTGGATATTTTGTTGAGGATTATTATTACAATAATAGTGGTGATTTAGACGAACATAATGGTAGATTTGAAAAAAATGTAGAGTTTCCTGATGGTGTATATGCTTATCATGCAACTTTAGATGAACTGAACAATCCAGTATTTCCATATTTTATAGGAAATACTTATAGGTCTCTTCCAATAGAAGAAAATATTGGAGTTATTGATCAATTATCCTTTGATTTTAATACTTCTGGAGTATTGAGAAATACTTTTCCATATAAAGTTTCGGAAATTGATGCAGATAATGACTTTATTACTGAAAGTAATGAGGTTGATAGTCAAGAAATAGAAATTGAGTCAATTTCAAGTGGAAGTATAGTAGACTTTGATTTATTAAATAGGGGTTCTGATTATAAAGTAAATGAAAATTTACTTTTTGATAATTCGGGTACTGAAGGTAATGGATTAGTTGCAAGAGTTGGAACAATAGAAGGTAAAGATATACATTCTATTAATACAGATATAGAATCTTATAATAATTCAATATTAGAATGGAATGAGTCTAAATTAACGGTAAATATTAGTCCACATCATAGTTTCAATACTGATGATTACATTACAATTTCTGGAATTTCTACTGATTTATCTAATATTGCAGGATCATATAAAATTGGAATAACATCATTTATTTCAAATACAATATCAACTATTGCTGCATTACCTGCAGGATCAGTTGGATTTACCACTGAAATATATGTTTCTAGAATACCAGAATCTGTTTCTATTGGAAGTAGTATTCAAATAGGTTCTGAAAAGATGAAGATTATGAATATATTTGAAAATATTAATGTTCTTAGAGTAAAAAGAAGTAATTTACAAACTGAATATGAAACAGAGTATCCATTAAATAGTAAGGTAGAATTTTTATCAAATTCCTTTGAAATTGATAAAAAAATTCCATATTTTGAGTCTATTAAGTCTGATAAGATATATTTTAACCCATTCAAATCAGTTGGTGTAGGTGTAAATCAAGGAACTTTCCGTTCAGTAACATTTAATTTTGCTGGTAATGATATTGTAAGAAATATACCTGTAAAACAATTATATATTGAAAATCATCCATTCCATACTAATCAAAAAGTTAATTTAACTGTTCCTAGTGGTTATGGTGGTGCTAATAATAATGGAAATATATCAATTTCAACAACTAAAACATCTACAGCATTTGATTTGCCAACATCTAATTTATATATTGTCAATAAAGGTGCTAATACTATAGGAATTAAAACTGGAATTGGTACAGCTACTGATGGATATGAATATGAGGAGGTTTACTTTCGTAATATACACAATATCAATGATGATAATTATTTGCTAGAAAGTGCTGATAATAAACAGGTTTTATGTCATACTAAAAGAATTAAATCTACAGTTTCTATTTCTACATCACACAATTTAACCAATAATGATAGTATTTCTTTGGAAGTTAAACCTAATATTTCTTCTGGGATTGGATCTGATGTAAATGTTGAATTAAAGAGGGATATTCTTACTGGTCATTTATTAATTAATCCAATTACATTCTCTAGTGGTAATATCGATGTTGATACTAACACTATTACTTTGGGTGATAAAGGAACTAATTTAAAAACAGGAGATAAAGTTTTATATTCTGGTGATGCTGTAGGATTGTCAGAAGGTTATTATTATGTTTATAAGGTTGATTATAAGAAAATTAAATTATGCCAAACATATTATGATGCAACTAAAAAAATTCCTAATATTATTGATATTACAGGTACTGGTTCTACAGGACAAACAATTAGTATAGTTAATCCACAAATTATTACAACGAGAAATACTGATTTGGTTTTTGATCATACAGATTCCTCATTATCTGGATATGATTTCAACATATATTATGATCAAGATTTTAAAAATAAATTTGTTGGAACTGGAAATACCTCAATATTTAATGTGGTTACAGATTCATCAATGACTACTATAAGTTATGATGGTAGTTTTCCTTCCAAATTATATTACAATATAGAAAAATCTGGATTTATTTCTACTTCTGATACTGATGTTGTTAATAATTCAGAAATAATATATGTTGATAGTGTATATGATGGTAATTATAAAATTTCTGGAGTTGGAAATACTGATTTTGTAATATATTTGGATAAAATTCCAGAAAGAGTCTCATATGTTCCAACAGAATGTGATTTAATAAAATATACAACTAATTCAAAATCAACTAGTGGTCCTATTGATAAAATAGATATAGTTTCTGGTGGATCTGGGTATAAAAAGGTTCCAACTTTTGTTGGTGTTGGGTCTACATCAATTGCTAAAGATGCTTTAATTATACCAAAATCTAAAGATATTGGTAATGTATCTAAAATTAGAATAATTAATCAGGGGTTTGAATATTCATCAGATAAAACATTAAATCCAACTGCATATGTTTCACCATCAATTGAATTAAAAAATTCAAATACAATTGGAATAATTACTGTAACTTCTGGTGGATCAAATTATCTATCTCCACCAAATATTGTTATTGTTGATCCTATATCTAAAAAATTGGTTAATAGTGGATTTTTGGAACCAGAAATGATAGATAATTCTATTTTGGATGTAAATATTGTTGAAAAACCTTATGGACTTCCAGATAATACAGTAGAATTAAAAACAACAAATAATACTAATGGAATTACAATTTCTTCTGTAGATTCTTCAACTCCAGCCAGTGATACTGCATATACTGTAATATTAGTTACACCAACACTTGGTTTTACAGAAGCACCATTTAAAGCTGGGGATAAAGTGTTTATTGAAGGTATTCAAAAAAATGGTGTACTTGGTGATGGTTTCAATTCGGAGAATCTTGGGTATGAATTTTTAACAATAGAATCTATTGTAGGTGGAACTAATCCAAATCCATTTAAATTTACAGTTAATGCTGTTGGATTAACAACAATGGTTGGTACTGCAGTCACAACACCAACTACATTTACGGCAGTTATTCCAGAATCTGATTATCCAAAACTAAGTGCTACTCAAATTAAAGAAGGATTTACTATTGGTGAGTTTATTACAATAAATTCTATAGATTCTAAAATTAAGATAACATCTAATGATGATGCATCTATTAAGGTTAGTGGAATTGGTGTTGATAATTTATCTGTTAATGATGTTATTGTTGGAAAAACATCAGGTAATAAAGCAACTATATCAAAAATTATAGAGAATAATGGTAAATATCAAATTGATTTTTCATCTATAAAGGATATTGGTTGGAGTGATTCTGTTGGAAAATTGAATGATGATACTCAAGTAATACCAGATAATGATTATTTCCAGAATTTATCATATTCAGTTAAAAGTTCAATTTCTTGGGATGAATTACAAACACCAGTAAATAATGTTCTTCATACAAGTGGATTGAAAAATTTCGCAGATACTGGAATTACTTCAACCACTACTATTGGTATGGGTTCTTCTACTGGAACTTCAATAATTAGAGATATTTTTGAAGAGAAAAGAGTTGATAAAATTCAAGGTGTTGATCTAGTTAGAGATACTGAGGTTGAAGGTGATGTTGCTAGATTAATAGAATTTAAAAATATAAGATTGTCTGATTATATTAATTGTTTAACAAATGATGTATTTACATTTGATAATATTAATCGACAGTTTTCAAATTTAGAAGATACTGAAACATATTATGTAAATCTTATGGATATACCCGCAGATGGTAGATATCAAAACTTTATGGTTAGAGTTGAAAGTAATGTTAATACGGGAATATCAACACAAGTTCAATTGTCAGAATTAGTTGTAATAAATTCTTATCCATATTCTAATAATGATCAAAATGTATTATTGGAGAAATATCAAGTATTTAATTCTGATAATGATGGATTTGTTTCTGTTGAAGATGATCAATTAGGAACTTTTAAACTTGTTAAGGATGAACTTACAGGAACAAACAGTCTTAGATTTTATCCAAAAGAAAAGTTTAATGTTGACTATGATTTAAAAATTCTTAAAGGTGAATTTACAAATGTAGTTTCATCTGCAGCAACTGTTAAAGTTGGTCCGATTGACAACAGTATATTTGTTCAACAAGTTACTAGTGGATCTACAAATGACATCTTATCCGTTGGTATTACTAGTATAAATTCATTCTTTGTTAATGCACAAGTTGTTAATAAATCAACTGGACAATTAAATTTTGTTGAAGCTTATGTTACCCATAATGGTCAAGATAGTTTTATGTCAGAATCATATATTGACTCTGAACCATCTATAATTTCATCAAATAGAATTGGTATTTTAACTTCAAATTTAGATTCTGGAATATTAAAATTGAGTTATGAGAATGATACATCTACTGATGTTATTGTTAGAACAAAGGTTGTTGGTTTTGGTACAACTGGATTTATTACTCCAGAAGGACATACTGGTGTTGGAACATATAGATTCCAGAATCCAGCAGAACCAGATGGATATGAAAGGTCTGTAATCTATCAAGGAATATCTACTAGTGGTGTAGGAAAGACAACTATATTAGGGATAAGTTCCTCTTTATTTAATTCTGCTACATCTATAGTAGAAGTTAGTATAGGATCATCCAAAGCAGTACATGAAGTATTGAGTTTGCATGATGACACAAATGTTTATGTACAACCAGCACAATTCTTGGCTGATAGTTCCAATAATTTGGGATTAGGTACTTTTGGTGGTGAATATGATGCTGCTAGTGGTGATTATGTGGTAAGTTTTTACCCTGATAATTTAGTAGGTGTAGCAACAGTATCAATATTTAATAAGTGTTTTTATAAATCTATTGATAGATTTAATGTTCCCGATACTTTAGTTTATGGTAGTGGATATACTGAAAATTTAGATTTTAAATTGTACAATGCTATTAATGGATTTAGAATTAGTAAGAAAGATTTTGAATTAACTACAAATTCAATACCAGTATTCTCTAAAAAAGTTAATCCTAGTTTCGAATCAGATTTAGTTCTTTCTACAGGTGAATTTAAGGTTAATGATCACTTCTTCAGAACCAATCAAATGTTGAGTTATGAACCAAAATCAACAATAGTTGGTATTGGATCTACTGCAATGCAGTATATGTCTGCAGATAATATAATGGATACATTACCATCTACAGTCTTTGCTATAAAGAATGATGATAATACATTCCAAATTTCTACTACAAGAACTGGAACTGCTGTTACCTTTACAGGAATTGGAGAAGGAAATGCTCATACATTCTCTATGGTCAATTCAAATGAAAAATCAATAATAAGTATTGATGATATTGTCCAATATCCAATAACACCAACTTCAATATCTCACAAATTAAGATATAATGATGGTGGTCAAATAGGTTTTGCTAATACTATTTTCTCTTTGAGTGGAATATCAACTATACTTGTTGATGATATAATACAAATTGATAACGAATATATGAAGGTTATCAATGTTGGTGTTGGAACAACTGGTGCTGGACCAATCACACCAGGAATTGGAACATTCCCATGTGTAGGAGTTGAAAGGGGTGCTCTTGGTACTCTTTCATCTATACACACAAACGAGGCTGTAGTTGATAGATTTAAGGGTAGTTTTAATATAGTTGATAGCACTCTTTGGTTTGCCACCCCACCTAGAGGAAATCCTACATTAAGTATATTACCAAATGGGTTGAAATTCCCAACTTCTGATTTTAATGGAAGAACATTTTTAAGAAATGATTATACAACAAATGATGTATATGATGATATTAGTGATCAATTTAATGGATTAACAACCTCATTTACATTGACTGTAGGTGGTGCAAATACTATAGGTATTGGAACTAGTGGTGGAAATGGAGTTTTATTCATAAATGGAATATTCCAAACACCAACAACAGACAATAATCCAGCAAATAATTTTAAAATTATAGAAACTGGTAGTGGTGCTACTGGTGTAACTAGTGTTGTATTCTCTGGCATAACATCCACAGATGGAACATTAATTAAATCTGAGTATGATATTAATAGAAATGAATTACCAAGAGGTGGAATTCCAATTTCCTTCGGTTCAACTACTGGTTCTGGATATGCACCTCTTGTTGGAGCAAATGTAAGACCTATCCTAGATGCTAGTGGATCAATTACAAGTATAGTTGGTGTTGCAACCACTGGGGCAGCACTGAGTGTACATACAGCAGTGTATGATAATACTAGTGGAATATTAACAGTTACTACTGTTGAGGATCATCAATTAATTGATGGTGGACATGTTGATGAGGTTAAATTATCTCGTTTAGGATTCACATGTCCATCTGGAAGTGGTATAACAACAAATTACTTCCCAAGTGGAGCATATGGAGATACATTCTCTATTATTGGGGTTGCAGATACTAATAAGTTTACTGTAAATGTAGGAACAAGTACTATTCCACATACT